GTGTACGGCGATGACCGCCTGCAGGGTCGGAACCTGCCGACCGCGGTGTTCATGACCGCCCGGATCGTCGAGGACTTGGGCTACATGGCCCCTCCCGATCAGCGCCACCTGTATCTCGATGATGGTTGGAAGCAGTGGGGTGAGCGTGCCGGCTGCTTGCAGTACCTGCCCGAGGTCGTGATCGAGCACATGCACCCGGGGGCCGGCAAGGCAGCCCATGACGCCTTGTACGCCGAGACCGGGTCGCACGCCCAGTACCAGGCGGACAGGGTCGCCTACGAGGCCTACTTGAACGACGGCCGGATGGACGCGGATGTGGCGAAGATTCGGGGGTTGCGGTGAGGGCGCTTGTGACTGGGTCGGAAGGGTTCATCGGCCGCCACATGGTGACCACGCTCAAGGCCGCGGGCTGGGATGTCGTCGGATGCGACGTCCGCGCCTACTACCCAGAGGACACCCTCGACTTCTTCCGTGACGGCCGCAGCGAGCCGTGCGATCTGCTCGTGCACTGCGCCGCGGTGGTGAACGGTCGGCAGACGATCGAGTACTCCCCGATGGATCAGGTCGTCGACTTCGAGCTCGACGCCGCGATGTTCCGGTGGGCCGCGGCTGGCGGTGCGCAGCGGGTCGTGTACTTCTCGTCGTCGGCGGCCTACCCGGTCAGGTTCCAACGAGAGGCCGGTCTGCGCCTCACAGAGGCGGACATCCGCCCGGACAGCCCAGAGCAGCCTGACGCCCTCTACGGCTGGTCCAAGCTGACCGGCGAACGCTTGGCGGCTACCGCCCGCAGCGCCGGCCTCGACGTCCTAGTCGTGCGCCCGTTCTCCGGGTACGGGACCGACCAGGACGACTGCTACCCGTTCCCGGCGATCATCGCCCGGGCCGCCCGCCACGAGGACCCGCTAACCGTGTGGGGGACCGGCAACCAAGCCCGAGACTTCGTGCACGTCGACGACATTTGCGCCGCGATCATGGCCCTACTGGATGCTGGGGTGCAGGGCCCCGTCAACATCGGGACCGGCCGGCCGACCACCATGCGGGATCTTGCCCGGCTGGCCGCCGCCTATGTCGGCTACGACCCGAAGATCGTGGCCATCCCCGGTCCCGAGGGTGTCGCCTGGCGGGTTTGCGACCCGACCCTGCTCCACCGGTACTACAAGCCGACTGTCACGCTCGAGCAGGGCGTCACCGAGGCAGTGAAGGAGGCGACGAACCGATGAGTGTCACGACCGCCTACGCACCCTTCGACGCCTCCTATCCGCTGTCGTCTCCGTATCTGACGACGACCGAATATTTGAACGCCCCGACAGCGGTGGATACGAACAACCTGATCCCGGGCGGCAACCCGGGCGCCAATCTGGTCGCACTGCAGGAGACGATCGGTAGGGCGTCGTCGCTGATCGACCAGTGGTGTCTTGGGGCGTGGGGGACGTTGTGCGCTACGGCGAACACCGAGAACGGCCGGGTGTGGGGGAACCGCAAAGGGCAGCTGGTTGTGCACCCGAAGTACTGGCCGATCACCGAGGTCCGCACGTTCACCTACGGCGTGACCGCCGCAGTGGCCGCCTCGATCGTGCCGGCCGGGAACTGTTGGATCGAACCAACCCAGTTCATCATCCAGCCAGGCGGTGTGATCGGTCTCGGCTTGAACGGGTTGGCGGGGATCGGGCCGGCCCAATATCAGTGCACGTGGACGTACGTGAACGGCTGGCCGAACACCACCTTCGCCGCGTCGTGTACGGCGGGGGCAACATCGTTCGTACCGGCCGACACGACCGGGATCTATCCGGGGACGACGTTGACGGTGTACGACAACCCGAACGACGAGCAGCTGGTCGTAGCAGCCTCGTACGTGGCGGGCGCTGCCAGCGTCACGCTCGCCGCCCCGACCACGTTTGCGCACGCGGTGGGTGCGGCGGTCACGAACCTGCCGGGCGCCGCCAAACAGGCCGCCATCTCCCTCGTCACGGTTCTCGTGAAGATTCGGGGGTCGGGGGCGATGATCGCATCCGACATCGGCGAGGTCACCCGCGTCGCTAACAACACGCAGTTGCCGCAGGGCGCTACCGACGACTTGAAGATGGCGTTGTCGTCGGTTGAGGCGCTCCGTCAACGGTACGTGGGGTACTGACGATGGGCATGGCAACGGTACGTCAGGCGATCGTCGAGTTCTTGGACCCGACGACTTCGGCGATCACGAATCTCGGGACCGTGTACCGGGCGTTGCCGAAGGTCGCGAACGAGGCAGACCTGTTCAACTTCTCTGTGCCGGGCGCCGGGATCGGGGCGGTCATCTACGTGTTCATCGAGCACAAGGAGGACACCCGGATCGAGCAGCGCGGCCTGCCGGGTGTCGGCAAAATGCGCGAGTACACGGTCGGCCTGCTGTGTGTTCTCAAGTCGGATCTGCCGTCGACGTTCGACGGGCAGGACCAGTTCGATGCGTTCATCGACTCGTTGACCGACTGGATTTACACGTCGTTCACTGCGGGTGCCCCGTCGACGACGATCTTCTCGTTCGGTGAGGGCGGCCTGTCCGGCGGCCCGGACCTCGTGTTCGATTTCCCGGTCCCGAAGACCATGGATGGCGGTGTGGCCGTGTTCCAGGCGATCGGCCGGGTTACCGCCTGCGAAACGACTGCCACCGCCAACACCTAGGAGACCACCATATGGCTCGCGGCTACTTCAACACTGACACCCAACGCCGGCATTTCCTACTGCCGTCAGGGTCGTTCACTCTCGACCCGGGTGAGGCCACGTTCCTCGATGCGGATCCGGGCCCGGTCGCCTACCTGGCGCCCACACCTGACCCGGAGAAGGCGCCGGCGAAGGCCAAGGCCGCGGAGGGCGACTCGAAGTGAACGATGAGATGAAGTGCTCCTGCGGATGCTGCAACCACGGCGCCGAGCCGGCCCACGTCACGTTCGCTGAGCCGGCCAACATCACGTTCACCACCAACAGTGCCATCACGTTCAATGGTGAGATCGACCCCGACGCACTCCACAAGGCGCTTCTCAAGTACAAGCGCCAGATGGTCACGCTCGGCCTGAGCTAACCCACCCGCTCCACCAACTGATCTAGGGCGCCCGCCGGGCGCCCTTTTCGCGTCCCGAAGTCGGCGGCCTGCCTGCTTCCTCCCAAGGAGATCTCATGCCCTTTCTCAAGCAACAGGCCTACTTCGGCCTCGGTGTAGAAGCTGTCCGCGGGAACGCCGCCAGCGTCTCCGCGTTCATTCCCTGCGACAACCCTGAGTGGGCGCCTGACGTCAAGTGGGGCGAAGACATGGGGTTGCGCGGGTCGCCCACCACGATCTACGAGGAGCAGGTCCTTGTCCGTTCGGACGGGATCGATCTCAAGGGGATGGTGTATTGCGACACGTTCCCGAACCTGCTCCGGGCGTGTCTCGGGTCGACGGACACGGTCGCCGGGTCGGTCGCCCCGTACTTGCACACGATCGGTTTGTTGAACTCGGCGTCCGTCGGGTCGCAGCCCCCGTCGTACACCCTCGTCTACTTCACCGCGGGTGAGGCCGGTGTCGGTGTCGCCCGCCAGTTCACGGGCGCCCAGTGCGTCGAACTCAACTTGGAGTGGACCGCCGACGCGCCCTTGACGTACACGGCGAAGTTCATCGCGAACCCGGCCGGCTCTGTGGCTGCGCCTACCCAGTCGTTCTCGGCCGAGCAGTTCGTGCCCGCCTGGGACATGACCGCGAGCGTGAACAGTGTCCAGTCGGCGGTGCTCATGTCGGGTGCGATCAACTTGAAGCGCGGCACCGAGCCGATCTGGACTTCCGGCCAGCAGGGCCCGTACCGGATTTGGGCTGGCCCGGCCGACGCGGCCGGGAAGGTCGCCTACGTGGTTGAGACCGGCGATCAGACGATCACGGATGGTACGACCCGGATCACTCTGCCGCTCGACTTCAAGTTCGTGGAGCAAACGTCGGGGCATTACATCGATTTGCACATGTCGCAGGCGCAGATCAAGGACCCGAAGTTGAACTGGGGCAAGGACTACGTCGGGGTGGACGCGAACTTCCAGGCGGAGGCGAACACGACGGACGCTCTGGTCGGCTACTCGCCCATCAAAACGGTGACCTCGAACTCTGTCGCGACGAGCTACTAGACCATCCGGCTTTTACCCCCCTCCAACCCTGATCACGAGGAGACCATCGCATCATGCCTGTCATTGACCTGCCCGGCGGTAAGCACGCCACCCTGTTGGACCCGAAGGAACTGACGAACCGACATCGGAAACTGTTGCGTCGGGCTGCGTTGCCGGCGTACAAGATTCGGGGCAAGTTCGATGCCCTGTCGAAGTCCGACGACACCGAGCCGGGCGGCGATACGGAACCGGAGTCGGCGGCGGAGGCGGGCAAGGCCAGCCCGTTCGATGTCGCCGACTCCGAGGACTTCGACAAGCTGTCGGACATGCAGGCCACTTACATTCTGGTGTACCTGCAATCCTGGGATTTGGATCGGGAGCTGCCGGTCACTGTCGACGATGTTGACGATATCCCGATCCCAGTGTTCGACGAGCTGGCGAAGGCGACCACGAAGCTCGGGATGGGCGGTGTCGAGGTCGATGTCGACGATGTGGCGAACCCGGAGAGCCCTACCGGGCCCTCGCCCGTTTGAAAGCGGCACGCGAGGGCAAACGGGTAGAGGTCGACCCCGAGCTGGCTGACCTGTTCCACGAATACCAGTACTACAAGGCTCTCGGTGGCGCCCCCTCGTATGAGGAGACGTCGGCGTGGAAGACGTCGTGGTTCATCCATTTCGATGAGATGGAGGCGGCGCGTGAACGGTCCCAGAACGAGCAGCCCACCCGGAGGCGTCACTGATGACAGTGCGGTTCTCGATGGACCTGTCGGCGTTGCAGGACGTGTTGCGGGCGCTCCCTGAGCGTGTCGACGTTGCCGGCCGTCTGGGGGTAGCTCGAGCGGCGCAGGCGGCGATCGCCGCGGCAAAGCAGAAGGCGCAGGGCCGGCCGGGACCGATGATGCTGAACGGCCGGCTCCGGGACAGCATCAAGGTTGTCGGTGTCGAGCATCCGTCGTCTGGTTTGTGGCGGGTTCGGGTGGCGCCGACCGCCCCGAACGCCCGCCGCGAAGAGATCGGCTTTCACGGCACCGACTCCCTCGGCCGGGTTTACGCCCAGGAGGCGTTCCCGTTCTTTCGGCCCGGCATCCGGGACGCACTGCCACGGATACGGGCGATCACGTTGCAGGAATGGCGCAGCGCGCTAGGAGAGAGGTGACCTGTTGGCTGACACGCTCCCGCCGATAGTCGCCCTCCTCGAGCTGGACGGCGAGCAGTTCCGTTCTGCGATGGAGGGCTTGGTCGGCCAAGTCTCCTCAGCGAAGGACGATCTGGACAAGCAGGGCGACGAGATGGCGAAAGCCTTCGACCCGCTCACCGAGGCCGCCCACGCTGCCGCTGACGGCGTCGACCAAGCGATGGGCGGCATGTCGTCGTCGTTCGACGCGCCCCGCGCCGCGGCAGAGTCGACCGCCGAAGGGGTGTCGGCGGCGTTCGACGGGCTCCGCGGTGACCTCACTGATGTCGGCGCCGGGGTCGCCACATCGTTCGATGCGTCGTTCGACTCGCTCAAAGGGACCGCTGACGAGACCGCCACGTCGATGGGCGCGGCGTTCGACACGACCAAGGTCGACGCGGAGGAATCGGCGTCGCGGATAGCCGCCTCGTATGACGCGGCGTTCGAGGAGATCAAGGCGAACCTGTCCGCTCTCGAAGCCGACATGGACGTGCAGACCAAGGCGATGTCCGATGCGACGGAGGAATCGTCGGCGAAGTCGGCGAAGTCGATGGGCGGTGTCGAGGAGGCTGGCCTTGCTGCCGGGGCCGGCATGGGTGCCGGGGCGGAGAAGGGCGCCAAGGACCTGGAGGACGCTGAGGCCGGCGCCGAGGACAAGGCTGGGGGGTTCTCTTCGCGGGTGTCGAAGCTGTTCAAGGGGATGGGCAACTCGCTCGGAAACGTCGGAATCCCGATGGCCGAGTCGTTCACGAAGATGGGCGACAAGATCGATGACGCCTCAGAGAAGGGCAAGGGTCTCTCGACGTCGCTGACATCGCTCGCCCATGTCGCGACCGGGGTGACCGCTGTCGGGTTCGGTGTGGTTGCCGCCGCCGGCATCAAGATGGCCGTCGATTTTCAGTCGGCGGCCGAGCATCTCGTCACCGACGCAGGCGAGTCACAGAACGCTCTCGGGATGGTCAAGTCGGGGATGCTGTCGATCGCGGCGTCTACGGGCACGTCGACAACCGACATCGTCAACGGCATGTACCACATCGAGTCGGCCGGATATCACGGCGCGGCCGGCCTGACGATCCTAAAAACGGCGGCCGAGGGGGCGAAGGTCGGCGGGGCGTCCCTCGACACGATGGCCCAAACGTTGACCGGCACGATGCGCGCTTACAACATCCCCGCCAAGGATGCCGTGTCGACGATGAACCAGCTGATCGCCACGGTCGGCGCCGGCGACATGAGAATGCAGGATCTCGGGTCGTCGCTCGGCTCGGTCGTTCCTGTTGCCGCGGCCGCTCACGTGAATCTGGCGCAGCTCGGTGGTGCGATCGCGACGATGACGTCGCAGAACATGTCCGCGCAGAACGCCACGCAGCATTTGGCGAACACGATCCGTTCGTTGCAGTCGCCTTCGTCGGTGGCGATCAATCAGATGGCCCAGTTCGGGATCAACTCGAACACGGTGTCAACCCAGCTCGGCTCTAAGGGCCTGACGGGCACAATGGATGAGTTGAC